CGTCTTAACACTTACCTGGCAATGGAAGCAGTTCCCCCAAGGAATGAGATTCTAAGGTTTGTTACCAACCCCAGGGGTATTGATAGAACGGTTCATGCGAGACAACAGTATGCTCAAAGACCGGAGAGAGTTGCTAGAAACTATTAACTATGCCATTTGTTTATGCAAAAAGACGACAGAATCCAAAGAAAATCCGCGCAGGTTCATCGGGTTTCCCTGATGGCTGGAATTCGCTTCCTCACGCTTCAGCCTTAAAAGACACAGAATTGGCAGAACTTATAAATGGTCAGTATTCCCAGTATGGTTCAATCTCTAAGAGAAAGGGTTCCCAAATTGAAGGAACAGGAATTGAGGGCGATTATATTGTTAATGCTAGGATGTTTTATGATATTGGTGGTACGGATTATAAACTGGCAATCTCCAGTAACGGGAAAGTCTATTCCTATAATTTCAGCACAAATGTCTGGGCGGTTTTAACAGGAAATGTTCCTGACGGGTATACAGGAACTGACCCCGAATTTGTTGATGATTCTCCTGTTTTTGATGTGACTCATTTCGTAAATATGGTTCAGGCCAACAGTAAGATTTATTTCGCTGACCCGGAAGACAGAATGGTCATGTTTGACGGAACTGACTGGAAAGTATTTGTAGAACTCGCTGACCCGGGAACAAGACCCACAGTTGTCAAAACTGGGGCAGGAACGGGAACTCGGTCTTATTTTTACCGTTATACGGATTTGAACGATTTTGGGACTACCCTCTGTTCTCCAGCAAATGACGGAGGTCAATCTGCTGGGGCAGGTTTTTATGACAACATGCCGGAAATTGATGGGGCGAACTATCTGACAGTTACTCTACCTGCTGCTACCGAAGGGACAACCCGCAGAGCTCTTTACAGGGGGGATGTGGCAGGTCAGGAGTTCTATATAAAAGACCTAGGGTCTTCTGATACTGAATATGTGGATAAAGGTAACGATACACCCTCCACGGCCTTTGCAGTGCCCTCAGAGAATACCACAGGAGGTTACCATTTCTATTTACTGGATGTGTATGCCGATTCCTTGGTTGGAACCACCACAGAACTTGGACAAGACATTCTTGTATGGTCAGCTGGAGCTGGGGTAGGAATCTCTCTTAATGACCCATTCAGTGAGGGAACTTTTGAGTCTTTTGCTTTAGCTGATGGGGCTGGGTTTGACGATTACCACAGAGGAGATGGGCAGAATATCAATGCTCTCCAACCATTCTCTGTTGCGAACTCTGATGGTCTTGCAGTCTTTAAGGATGCCCGCGTAGGACTTCTGGTATTTGATTCTCAGGGTGGAGGAAATGTTCAGAATGTCAACGTCATTAGGGGAACCATGTCCCCACTTTCTCCACACGTTGCTGGAAACAATGTCAGGTTCTATTCCTCGGAAGGTGTAGCCTCCATTGGACATGAACAAAACTACGGAACGATTCTTCGTTACACGGTTATGAGCTTAAAGGCTGATGCTTTAACCAAGAGGGTAACTCCGGCCAACCTTGGCAAGGTTTGTTCCCAATACATCAATAACCTCTCCTTATTTGGAATCTCCACAGGAAGTGCCGATTCTGGTAATGACACAATCCTAGTTTATGATGAAAGATATAATACTTGGGCACAGTGGACAGGTCTTTACCCAACTGTCTTCTTTAAGGGAATTCATCCGACTACTAAGGTTGAGGAACTTTACTTTGGTGACTCTAGGTCAGCGAATGTAGTCAAGATGTTCACAGGAAAAACTGACTATGCAACTTCTACAGGGTCAGGAACCAAGATTACTCTCTCGGTTACAACTAAACAGTATGATGCAAAACTCCCCGACCAGTTCAAGAAGTATGATAAATGTGTATTGGTTTTTGGTTCTCTATTCGGAAATGGAACTACAGTTCAGGCAATTACGATGGGGGAAAAAGGTGTCGTTCCAGATGCCCGTTTGAGGATTTCCACAGACCCAACCTTCTCTGGTTTTGGCAATGATGAGTGGGGAAATCAGGAAATAGGGATGATGGATGAAACCTCCACAAGTGAATCACTCTTACTTCGTTATATCAATCTCAGACAGAGAGACCTTTTCTGGGTAAAAATGAATCTTCAGAATGATGGAATTGAGGATGATATGACCCTTATTGGAATGTACTTTTATTACACTCAATCAGAAAGAGAGTTACCGAGTAGTAGTCGTTTAACGGTATTGGCATAGTGTATTCGGGGGAGTTAATTACTTTATAATTAAATATATGACATTCAAAGAGTTAGAAGATTTACTTGCCAGGGGAGTCGGAGCTGCAGCTGGAGCTGTCCAACAGTTCAATAAAACAAGTAATAGTCCCCTTGCTCCTCTCGTAAATGCGGGGACTCAATATGCAAGAGATGTTGCTGGCCAAGTGACAGGTGGGGCTCGTACCTTCAATTTGGTTTCTCCTGTAAAAGCATCTGACGTACCTCCAGACCAGGTTACTACTTCAACTCCAAGTAACATTGGTGGTTACCCAACGGTAGACCAAAACAACGTAGATAATTCTTCATCTGGAAATGGTCAGGTTAAAGGTCTTGCGACAACTGGCACGCCAGACAACAACAATGATGCTGGTCTTGCCCAGTCTGCTTATGATTTAGCTCAACAGAGAATAAGAAACTTATTTAATCAGGGAGAACAAACTGCTTCCAATCTAGAAGCAAGTGGTCAAAGGCGTTTAAGTGACATTTTGGCTGCGGTTGACGCCTTCAAGGATAGAGCTAAAGACCAATGGACAAATGCTGGTCAAGAGATAACAAATGTTGCCAGCGACATTCTTCATGGAAATGCAACAAATGCAGCAAATCTTGTAGGTAAAGCGACAGGTCAAGCAAGGTCGCTGGGTTTGGGACTCAGTTCCCGACTAAATCTCGGGCAAGGACTTATGCAGGGACTTGAATCTACTCAAGGAAATACAATGGCAAAAGCCGGAGAACAAAATAGGGCAAATCAAGTTCTTCTTGATACAAGAAATGACACGGGAGATACGACAGCCAGTAATGCTCAATCTACTTATCAAGATGTTTTGGATCAGGCAAATGCTCTAAGGAGTACAAACTTAGCCAATTATGGAACAAATGAGACACAGGCGGGGCAGGATTTTGCCAGCATGTTGAATAATATAGTAAATTACAACCGTTCTTTAACAGCGATGGCTGCTCCTGATGCAGCTTCTTTAGTGGCCATGCAACCTGATATGAGTGGAATTGTAGATAAGGTTAACAGCGTTCTTGGAGGTCTTTCCTCAACTACAACTGCAAGTGCAGGAGCAAATCAACCGACAACTCTCGCATCTCCTCTAACTTACGTTGATTTATTAAAGAGACAGGGCTTATATGCAAACGCTTAACAAGTGATAATATGATATATGGCATTTCAACTGTTGGAAAAAATAAAGCAGAAAGCACTTGATGCTGCTAGTGCGGTAGGGAATTACTTCAATCCCGAATCTAATGGAGGACAGAACTTCTGGTCTGCTTCTAATCCTGTCTCTCAAGGGATGGTGAATGTTCAAAAAACCATTCAACCTGTAGACCAAAAAATTGCGAAAGTTAATGAGGCAGTAAAACTTAATTCTTTGGGAACCAGTAGTCCTTTTGTTTTAGAGGGGACTAGAGCTAATCTTCCAATAATGTACAAAGTACAAGATTTCCTCAAAAATCTTCCTACTTTAACCGAACAGAAGTATCAACAATCAACAGCAAATATGACTCCAGCAGAGAAATTATTTACTGAACCGACTCATTTAATGAATAAGGCAACAGCCAAAACTCTTTCATTAGGAGCCAAGTTATTGGGACATACCCAAGAACAGGATACTGCAATTCAAAACATAGTTCATAACGGAACCCCAGAACAAAAAAGTGCATTAGCAAAACAACTTAACGACTCTATAATGATGGCAACAGCAATAGGGGCAACGGTGAGTCCAACCGAGGCTGGTGCTCCATCTGCTTTTGCTACAAAATTTGGTAAAAAACCACCTATTGAGGCGGATATAGTTGGAGAGGCAAAAGCATTGGGAGCAGGAAATACACTTCCCGCCCCAGAAACATCAGGAGTAGGGGAGAACAATTTATATCATTCTACTTATGACGCAATACCTATATTAGAAAGCGGGAAAATAAAAGCCGGCACATCTATTACTGATATCGGTGGCGAACCTGCGGTCAGTCTTTCAAGGCAAAGAAATTTCGGTGATACTATTGGAAACCAATATGCACCCAAACTAGTTATAGATCGTGAAGCCCTGACGGCAGGTGTCGGTAAACCCACCCCAATTAAGAACGCCACCAACTTGAATGAGTTTGAGGAAAGAGTTGGTAAAGACATCCCAATTAAGTATATTAAAAGAATTGAATATGATAGTAGTCGTTTTGGAACACCTGAAGAAAATGCAAGATTGATTCAACTAGCAAAAGAGAAAAATATTCCTTTAGTTGATGTAAGTACCCAACCTAGTGTCGTAGAAGCTGGAATGTACGACACATATTATCACGGTACTGGGGCAAAGACAGAAGATTTAGTAAGTAAGGGTATTATTAGCGACAAGACAAGAACAGGTGCGGTATCAGTTACCGATAATCCTGAAATAGCAAAAAGATTTGGAAATGTGGTGGAAGTTAATGTACCCAAAAATGGAAGGATATTAGATTTAACAAGTGGCAAGGTCGAAGCGGATATTGTTAGACAAGGATTTCCAACTAATAAATGGTACAACAAGACAATCTCTGATACAGGAGCAAGAGTTCAATCCCTGGTTGGATTTGAAGATTTATCGCAAGCACAGAAACAATGGTTGGCAAATAAAGGTTATGTAGGAGTTAAGATACCAGGTTTAGAGGCGGGTGCAAAAGGGAATGAAATTAGGTTTGTTGGAGATGTACCCAAAGAATGGGTCGCACAACAGCCATTGTCCGTCCAACCTAAAGGAGTAGAAGTTGCCCCGGTTACCC